GGTCGTAGTCTCCGGCATGGTGATTGCTGGCTACCCGCTGCAAGACTGGTTGGTTGTGCTCACCATCATCTACACAATCATCCAGATTGTGCTGCTGCTGCCGAAATTGCGGCAGATGTGGAGGAACCGGTAATGACAACAGGTAGACCGCTGGGGAGACCGCGCACGACCACAGCAGACCTGCCGGATGACTGGGAAAACATCATGCGCGAAGCCGCACAAGAGGGCGCAAGCGATGTCGAGGTGCGCTGTCTGCTGGGTATCGGGGAGTCTGGATGGTACACGCTGATTGAAGATGACGAGCAATTTTGCCGAACCGTAAAAGAATGCAAGGCTCTTTGTCAGGTCTGGTGGGAGCGTACCGGGCGCAAGATGACTATGGGGGCGGACGGAAACGCCACGGTATGGATATTCAACATGAAGAATCGGTTCGGCTGGCACGATAAGCAGCAGGTGGACAATATCAGCTCTGACGGAAGCATGTCGCCGAAAGAATCAAGCGCCGCCGTCCTTGACGCGCTGAAGCGCAAACATGCACCCCAATGAAATAGCGGACAACCGCACCGACCTCCTGGCGTTCACAAAAACAATGTTCCGGGCGCGCAAAGGCCAGGAGTTTGTTGAAAACTGGCACCATGCCGCGATATGCGCCGCCCTTGAGCGTGTCGTCATCGGGCAGACAAAGCGCCTGATTATCAACATCCCGCCGCGTTACTCAAAAACCGAAATCGCCGTGATCAATTTCATGGCTTGGTGCATGGGTAACTTCACCGATGCCGAGTTCATCCACGCCAGCTATTCCAGCCGACTCGCCGCAAACAACTCTTATCAGTGCCGGGCTGTGGTGCAATCCGAAACCTATGCCGAGATATTCCCATCTGCGCGACTGATGAACGACAGCAAGGCCCGCGACGAATGGCGCACAACTGATGGTGGTTGTGTCTATGCGACCGGCGCTGAGGGAACGATCACCGGCTATGGTGCTGGCAAGCTGCGAGACTATTTCGGCGGCGCAATCATCATCGACGACCCGCACAAGGCTGGCGAGGCATCCAGCGACACGATGCGCCAGAATGTGCTGGACTGGTTTCAGACAACGATCGAAAGCCGCTGCAACTCACCAGACACGCCCATCATCGTCATCATGCAGCGATTGCATGAAGAAGACCTGACGGGATGGCTGCTGAAGGGTGGCAACGGCGAGAAGTGGGAACACCTGTGCATCCCTGTGCTGGATGCTGATGATAACCCGCTCTGGCCATTCAAGCACGACCGCGAAACCTTGCAGCGCATGGAGTCATCTAACCGGTACGTATTCACCGGGCAGTACATGCAGCGACCATCTCCATTGGGGGGAGGCATCATCAAGGGGCAATGGTTTGGCCGGTACGCCGTAGCGCCAAAGATGAAATACCGGAAAATCTACGCAGACACCGCGCAAAAGACAGCCGAGCGAAATGACTACTCCGTGTTCGAGTGCTGGGGTCATGGCGAGGATAACCGCATTTACCTGCTGGACATGATACGCGGTAAGTGGGAAGCGCCAGAACTGAAGCGCCGGGCTGTGGAGTTTTGGAATAAACACGCGCAGCCGTCGCAGCATGGGGCATTGCGGAAAATGGTCGTGGAAGATAAGGCATCCGGAACCGGCCTCATCCAGGACATTCGGCATGATGCAAAAATCCCGGTCCAGGCACAGCAGCGCAACAAGGACAAATTGACACGCGTAATGGATGTTACGGCTTACATAGAATCAGGTTATGTTATGATTCCAGCAGATGCGCCATTTACATCTGACTTTGTTTCTGAGTGCGAGGGGTTCACGGCTGACGACTCACATATGCACGATGACCAAATTGACCCGATGTGCGACGCCATCAACGACATGCTGATTCCTGACGGCGATACCCCCGGAATGCCAAAAATGCGGATGAACTTCTGATGACCGACAACGTATCTTTTGAGCGCGCCGACTATCGCGAGGCTCTGCCGCAGTGGGAAATGGCGCGGGATTTCATCGACGGCCAGGCCGCAGTCAAAGCAAAAGGCGTCCTGTACCTGCCAGACCCGAACATGCTTGGCGATGATAGCAACGGCGCAATCTATGCCCGATACCTGCAACGCGCCTGCCTTTTTCCGGTCGTTGGCCAGACCTGCAAATCCATGCTCGGTGCAGCGTTCGGCAAATGGCCGGAACTGTCCACGCCTGCCAACCTGCAATACGTGGACACCGACATTGACGGCAGCGGCATTAGCATTTATCAGCAGTCGCAATCCGTCACCGCTGATGTGCTGCGCGCTGGCCGGGCTGCGCTGTTTGTCGATTTCCCTGAATCCTCCGGCGCATTGTCCGTTGCTGACATGCAAACCGGCGCTATCCGCCCGAATGTCATCTCCTACCCGCCCGAGGCTGTCATCAACTGGCGGACGGAGAAATTCGGGGCCATCAACCGGCTGTCCCTTGTTGTCATTCGCGAGACAACTGTAAATGTCGGTGATTTCTCGCTGACGGAAGTTGACCAATGGCGCGAACTGCGGCTGATGGATGGCGTCTATGTCGTCCGGCTGTGGCAGCGCGACGCCAACCGGCCTGATGAGCTGATTCTCGTCGGCGAATCCATGCCGACCATGGCGAACGGCCTGCCGTGGTCAGAAATCCCGTTCTGCTTCATCGGCTCGGAAAACAACGACCCGAGCATCGACAATGCCCCGCTGATGGACATTACCAGCCTCAACGCCAAACATTACCAGCTCGCTGCCGACTGGTACAACGCGCTGTTCTACGCTGGCCAGCCTCAGCCGACAATCACCGGGCTGTCGGAATCCTGGCGTGACTGGTTGGCAGAAAACAACGTTGCCATGGGTAGCCGCGCCATGCTGCCGCTGCCTGTGGGCGGCGACTTTAAATACGCCATCGCCCCGGCTGACCAGGCTATCCCCGCCGAACTGACTGCGCTGGAAAACCGCATGATTGCCCTGGGCGCTCGACTGATGCAGCCGGGCGGAGTCGCAAAAACTGCTGAACAGGCCCGCGCTGAAGTCGCCGCAAACCATTCCGTTCTGTCGCTCGTCTGCGAGAACGTCAGCGAGGCATACGAGCAGGCGCTCAAATACGCGCAGATGTACATGGGCGGCGCTGGCGAGGTCGAATACAGCATCGAAATGGACAAAGAGCAACTGAGCGTAGACGCCCAACTGCTGACCGCTCTACTGTCCGCAAACCAACTCGGCAAGCTGCCAGACTCCGAACTTTACCGTCTGATGCGGAAACTCCAACTCGTCAGCGCCGACAAGACTGACGAGGAATTGCGTGAGGAATCCGGCGACACCGTACCGCGCATGGGCGGCATGAATGGCTGAACCGGCAGGCAAGACCGCGCCCGAACAAATCACGCTGGCCACGCGTCAGCAGATCATGCTTGACCGCCTGAAGTCAGCAGAGGTCGCCAAGTTCAAGCCATTCCTGCAACAGGCCGAACGTGATTTGCAGATGCGGCTGATTGCCGCCGATATTGAGACCTACGACGCCAAGCGCATCCAGATCCTGCTAGACGCCATCGAGCGCGACCTGCGGGCGATATTTGGCGGATACACCACGCAATTGACCGGCGACCTGATTGATGCGGCTGTGTATCAGGCCCAGCTTGAGGCGCGCAACCTTGAAACCATCTCAAAAGTCCCGTTTGAGTCCGTCATTCCTTCACCCGAACAGGTTCGGACAGCCGTGATGACTGCCCCGCTTGCCGTTCAGGGATACCGACAGGGCGCATTGCTGGAGCCGTGGCTACAGGGCTGGACGGATGACTCGATTGAATACGTGAATGGCGTTATTCAGCAGGGTTATTATCAGGGCAAAAACACTGCCGAGATTGTACGCAGTCTGCGCGGAACCTCGAAAATGCGCGGGCAGGATGGGACGCTCGCGCAGATTGACCGAGCGAACACCGTGCTTGTGCGGACGGCTGTTCAGCACTCGGCGCAAGTTGCCCGCGAGACGTTTTTCAGGGCTAACGATGACATCGTGCTTGGGCTGGAATGGGTGTCAACCCTGGATTCCAGAACAACAATTCAGTGCAAAAGTTTAGACGGCAAACGATTCCCGCTTGACTCCGGCCCGCGCCCACCACTCCACCCGCAATGCCGATCAACCACCATTGCGGTTCTGGACCCGGCCTTTGACATGCTCGACGAGGGCGCAACCCGCGCATCTAAAGGCGCAGACGGCGGCGAGCAGGTATCAGCGAGCCAGAACTACTACGAATGGCTCAAGACGCAGCCAGATGCGTTCCAGGATGTTGCGCTCGGGCCAACTCGCGGCGAACTGTTCCGCAAGGGCGGGCTGTCGGCTGAAAGGTTCGCGGAATTGAACCTGGGCAAGAATTTTGAACCGCTCACACTTGAGCAAATGAAAGAACTTGAGCCTGTTGCGTTTGCTCGCGCAGGACTATAACGCGGCTGGGCCGCACACGCTCCGGGAGCAAAACCATGCTGAAATATGAAGTTGATACCGTCGAAGGTCTGGACGCCGCCATTGCTGGCATGTACGACAAGACCGAATCCGGAAAGTTCCGGTTGAAGGTCGAAGGCATCGAAGACACGACCGGCCTGAAAAAGAAGGTTGATGAGCTGCTGGCTGAAAAGAAGTCGGCAGCGCAGAAAGCCAAGGAAGCCGAAGAGCTGGCCCGCAAGGCGTCCGAGGAGTCCGCCCGCAAGTCTGGCGACGTCGACGCGCTCGACAAGTCATGGAAGCAGAAATACGACGAAGGCATTGCCGCGAAAGAAGCCGAACTCGGGAACATGCGCGGAACCCTGAATAAACTGCTGGTGGATAACGTCGCGGTCAGCATGGCCAACGAGCTATCCATCCCCGGATCATCCGCCCTGCTGATGCCCCACATCCGCGCCCGGCTCTCTGTTGACATTCGCGACGGACAGCCGCAAACTGTGGTTATCGGGCAGGATGGCAAGCCTTCGGCGCTCACCCTGGACGAACTCAAAGCGGAATTTGCATCAAATCAGGCGTTCGCGCCGGTGATTGCGAGTTCTCGCGCTTCCGGTGGCGGGGCCAGCGGTGGCAGTGGTAAAGGCGGCGGGGCCGCGATAACCGTAACACGCGCCCAATTCGGCCAGATGAGTGCAGACCAAAAGATGGCGCACATCAAGTCTGGCGGTAAAGTCTCCTGAACCTGAGGTAAAATTGCCATGACCACGAACACCCTGACCAATCTCATCCCGGCCCTGTACGCCTCGCTCGATGTTGTATCCCGCGAACTCGTCGGCCTGATTCCCGCTGTGACCCTTGATGCCCGTGCCTCTGCTGCCGCTGTCGGCCAGTCCGTCTATGTTGACGTGGCTCCGGATGCAAATGCCG